TATTTCCTAGTAAGGCTCCTAATCCTGGAATACCCATAGCCATTCCCATAAGATTACCTGCTAAAGCACCAGCTTTATGTTTAGCTCCTGAAAACATATTACCCATTTGATTTTTAAGTCCTGTTATTCCTTGACCAGCTTTATTAAACATTTGGTTATACCAAGCTGGTTGTCGTTGAGTAAACGTTTGACCATGTACTCTATTTTGATCAGCAATAGTTCTTGGCTTTTGATAAGGCATTCCTGTCATAGGATTGACACCATATGGTGCGGCTAAGGCTCCTGACATGTCATTTGGATTAATCATTCGATCCATTGGAAGATTATATTGGTCACCTAGCATTTCAGTAGACGTAGATCCCCACCAATTGCCTTCCAGGTTTGTAGGATATGCATGTCCCAATAAACTTCGTTCTTCTGAAACAATTCTAGAATCGTTAAGTGGATTTCCTAAATCATTAGGAGGAGGAAAAGGTGCAACTCCCATACCTTGTTGGTATCCTACTCTAGCAATACCACCACTTGCATAATCTCTTTCCCATCTCTGTGCGATCTCGGGTAAGTTAGCATGCATATAGCGTCTTTGCTTTTCTGATTTAAACGGCATTATCTTCTTCCTCCAGCGTGTACATCTAATCTAAATGTACCTAGTTTCCAATTTTGTCCTAAGGTTGTATCACCGCTAGTATTATTAGCAATAGTGACTGCAACCGATCTTGCTCGTGCTCTACAAGATTTATAGTTAGTACTGCTTGTAACAGTAAAAGGGCCTAATGTCGAGCTTACAGCTGATTGATTAGGAAAATTTCTAAGGTCTAATTGAATAACAGTGTTACCTGCTTGAGATATAAAGTCAGGTAAGAACCTGCTAATCCTCATAATAAATTCTCCATCCCCTCTAAAAGTAATACCCCTTTGTTGGTCTTGAGTAATATCAAAATCTCCTGAAGTAATATTAGCGGGTACAGCATATTCAGTTCCACCTAATACATAGTTGACCCCTATTTCATGTTCATAATAAACTGTACTTCCTTCAGTATTTCCTTCAACATCAAAAGATGCATCGTCTCCTGCATCATATGCAGTTCCATGAGGAAGACCAAATACTGCAGAATCAACCCAAGTAGTTCTTCTAAAAAGAGTACTTGCATTTGTAAACCATATAGGTCTTTCACTTGTTGAATCTAAGTAACTATAATAAACTGATCTATCTACAACATTAGAGTTTTCAGTTGGGTAGAACCATATAATTTCTCCGAACAAGTTATTAAGACCACAGTATATCAATTGGTTAGATGTTTTATTAAGATCATCATAAACATAGTCTTCTACTAAACAGTCCATTGATTGTAGATTACCAGAATATTTAAAGAAACCATTTTCAGACATCCAGTAAGCAGCACCGTCAACTTCGACAGCTGCATTTTTTCCAATTAAACCACAGTTCGTTCCCGCTTGTTCGTAAGCGAAAGTAAATGGAGTTCCCACAAAACGCATGGTGAATAATGAGGTATCCGTCCATACATAAATTGCATTTCTTCCTAGTTTAGCTCCCATGATCCGTGATCCGGCAGCCAGTCTTTGTGTGCCAGCGCTATTGATTGCTGTTGGTGTCCAAGTATTTATATCCTCTTGAGAAGAGAATCTTATAAACATTTCATCTTGAGTAGCTGTATTACCTATCTCTGTTTCTGTTCCCAATAAAACTAAGTGACGGTCAGGTGTTGATACTAACATGTCTCTTGAAGCTGTGGGCGCTCCACTAATAATAGTTGCTCTTGTAGACGTTGCACCTGTTGCATTTGAATCCCATTCGAATACAGCGCTGTTATGAATTAAAGCAATAATATTATCTCCTAAATTATCAATCGACCATAGTCCTGGATCTGTAACTTTATCTGTGTTAGATGAAGCTGAGCCCCATCCAGCCCAAGCTGGCCCTGAAGCGTCATAAACTTTAATACCTGTACTAAAAGCTTTCCCTGTATCTCCCGGGCACCCTGCTCCTCCAGTTCCTGTTCCCGTTCCAAGAACTCCTCTAGTAACTCCCGTAAGGTCATTACCCGAAACTCCTGTGTAAGAAATTAATTCACTAGTAGCTATTGTTCCAATTGTGTTTCCGATGTAGGCATAATTAGTTCCTGCGGTAGGAAAACCTGTAGTACTTGCTAGCGTAATACTAGTTCCACTTCCTCCGGTTCCAGCACAGTCGGCACTTAATGATCCATTTAATGTTGTTTGACTTGAAGCTAAAACGTTACCGCCCCATAAGGATATACCATAACCATAAGCTCCAATTTGTTCAGCCGGTCCTATGTGGTAGTATCTATAATAAGTAATTCCTCCAGAAGCTGTTGCACCGCTTCCTGTTTCTTTATCAGGTAATGTAATAGTAAAATTATCTGCGTCTACAACAGATGTAACCATAAATTTTTTATCACAAAAATCTGCAGCCCCATAATTAGAATTAGTTATCGCACTGAAGGTAGCTGTAGCCCCAAATAAACATATGTCACCGGCTACAAAGCCATGTGATGTAGATGTAATGGTAACTTCATAAGCATTATTAACTGTAGTAAATGCATTTGTAATAGCTGTTCCTGAGGGATTAACTAAAGGTGTAATGTCATAAAAGACACCACCTGTGTAAGCATATAAAATTCTGTTGGTTCCTATAATGGAATATTTAATAGAAGCTTTAGTAACTATGTGATGAGTTTTTCTAGCCGCACCAGTAAGTTTGTTTTCACCTAATTGTTGCCAGCCTCCTATTTTTTCAGGAGTACCATATCTAAACCTAACGTTTTCACCGCTTTGCCATTGAGCCTCTGCTCCTGTGGGTGTGACTTGTTTATTGAATCCAGGTAAAAAACCTATCTTTTGTAACATATAACCTCATTATAATACTATTTTACAAATGCTGGTAGTCCTAGCATAGGTCTACCATCAAATTTGTTTTTTTCAGCAAATGGGCCATTCACATGATTATAATGTAGAAATACTTGACCGCAAATGTTCCCGTCAAAAGGCTCTCGCCAATGTTCGAGTTCGCATCCACTATATACTAGCATATCACCAACATCAAGTAGGACTTTTGTGCCTTGAGGGGCGTTAGGTTTGATTAAATTTTGTTCTTCGTTGATAACATTATTAGCGCCTGTGCCATCTATAAATATAGGCCAGGGATCTCCCCCTAAATTAAGAGTAGTTGATATCTCACAACTAGGTCTATCTTTATGTCGTTTTAAAATGTCTCCTTGTTTATAGAGTCTAGCATAAGAATAGGTAGGAATTAATTCTAGCCCTGTTTTCTGGGCCATGATGGGTAGTACCTTAACCAGAAGCGTTTCCATTACATGATCTGCATAATGGGAATAAGTATTCGGAATCTGGTGATCCTTCCATGTTCCCCACATTCCAGTGTCATAGGTGAAGTTATTTTTATACATCCAATCAACTGCATCCCGTTTAAGTAGAAAATAGTTAAAGATAAAGTTAGCTAGCTCATAGCTAACTGCTTTTTTAATTACTTGATATTTATTAAATTTTTCCATTTCTTTGATAATTCTTAGGCATTACTTCATATATAATACCATCTTCTTTTTTAATTTCTAGTCCTTCTTTACTATGAAATACATCTTCTATCTCTTTTTCTGTATGAAGAATTCTTCCATTTAAATTATTATCTTGAGGATTGTGTAATTTTATAACACAGGGAATTTTTTTAATTCCTAGTTCTTTAGCGATGACCATGCGATTATTGCCAACTGTTACTTTAAGGGTGCCGTCCTTTAATTGATTAATATACACAGGATCTCTCATACCATATTGAGTAATAGATTCTAATAAAGTATCATGGAATTTTTGTTCTATACCATTAACAAATTCTGGTCTTGTAAGATGGGTAATATCTTCTACGGGTAATTCTTTATAAACTAAACCGGTCATTGAAAACCCTCCTGTATAAAATTAAAACTTACCGATATTCTTATATCATTTGATTGATTTGGTTCAACACAATGCAATAACCATGCAGGAAATATAATAATTCTACCTGGTACGGGATCTAGGTGTACTTCTCTCCATAAATGTTTTGGTCCTGGCTCCTTTATTCTTACAGGCAGCATTAACTGTACGCCTGGTCTTGGATCATTTACAACTAATTTACCTGCTCCAGGTTGAGACCTTACATAATATACACCACTAAATAAACAATTAGGGTGTACGTGGGGTCTGTTATATCCACCAGGATAATTTATGTTTGCCCACATATTACCTAGTCTAGGGTTTCTATCTAAATGTTGATCTTCCCATACGTGCTTCATAGCTACAAAAAGTTGATCCACTAAAGGTTTATATTCTGGTTTTTTATGCATATCCGCTTGAGAATGCCATCCCTTAACATTTGTTTTTTCTACTCCTTTGTCCTGCTTAGACCATTCGAGAATATCTTGTTCTAGTTTATAATTATCTAATTTAATATCACAGCCATAAACAGTGGTGGGAAAGAAGTGTTCTTTAAAAAGCATAACTAAACCATCCTGTAATAATTGTTTTAGATTCCGTCTGACTTATTTGACCTCGATGGGTATGAGTCCAGATAGCAGGCCATATTAAAGTTAAACCTTTATTTGCTGGAGCCGTTATATTTTGATATTTAAATTCAGTTCCTCCATCTTTAACATTATTTAAGTAAGTCATAAAAACTAAGTGTCTTTTAATATTCTCCTCATGACCTGTATTTTCCCAGTGCCATTTATAATAACCTTCATTAGGTTGGTAGTGTTGTATTTTAATATTGTTTTCAATGTTAAAAGGATGTACGTTTTTTGCCTCTGTAAATGCTAGAAGATAGTTATTACAACATTGATGTAAACATTTTAAATAATCTGGAAGATGAAAATCTATTACAGGCACGGGACAAAACATCTCTGTTCCTTTTTTTACTTCTTCGTTCACCTTAGGTTTGGACCCTACTTGACTTGGATACTTTTGATCGGGATGGTCATTAAAAAATTTTATAACCTTGTCACAAACAGTTTCAGGAATATAGAACCCCTTTATAAAAGTGCTGTCATCGAATGGATGTTCGATCATCTAAAAGGTGTTCCCCCAAACCACACCACTAAAGATTGTCTCACTCCTCTAGTTACTGGTTTAACCCTATGATTAATAAAAGAAGCGAAAGCCAGCCCCTGTCCTTGTTCCATAGGTTTCGCAGTTCTCTTTCCTCCAACTTCTAATTCTCCTCCTTCAAATTCTGAGGGATGATTTAATAAAACAGTCATAGAAATTTTTCTAACCGGAGGCTCCTGGGTCATAACTAAATCGCAATCCATATGCCAATCATAGAATCCTCCTGTTGGGTATTCGGTAAACTGAGCTTGTTCGGTAATTCTAATATCTTCAAAACCAAAATGATTGCGATTTGCTCTTTGCATAAAGCTATCTAAATGTTCGTACATAGGCGTCATTTCTTTAAATGGTATCCAGCTAATAGTAGTCACCCTTTTCTTAGTATTGACACCTCCTCCAGGTTTATCCATACCAACTTGAGCTTTTTGAGGAGGTTGACGTCTACCAG